ATTAATTAATTATAGTTCGAATTTTAATTTGTATCTGCTGGAAGAATAGGTTGAATGATATTTGAATATCATTGTAAATTCTCCTTTTTGATTAAATATCTCCATCAATTGTTCGTATCGTTTTTTGCTGAAAAAAACCATTCCGGACTTTGAAAACAACACGTTTTTAATTGTGTGTACTTTTCCGGCTGGATCTTTTATCAAAACATACGTGTATTTTGTTTCGATATTAGTCGCTAAAGAACGGCCATATTCGTAAACCTTAATATAAAGACTTTCGGATGCTTCTTCCCATATAAAAACACCGGTTAATTTAGAATTTTCGGTTGCAGAATTACTGAATGTTCCTTCCGTTACCAGTACTTTATAACTATCTTTTGTTGGATCGCCGAAATCGTCAACGAAGTATTTCGTTTCCCATTGAGCGAATGTGTTGATTGATAAAAGTACGATTGTTGTAAAAATTAAGTTTCTCATTTGTTATTTATTTATTTGTTATTAAAAATTTATTTGTTCAATAGTTTCTTTGATTCGGTCATTTAGTTTAATCGCTTCAGACAACGAAACAAGTGTTGCATCTTGTATTGAAATTGGTTTTGGCCTTGCTTTAGTACCAATATTTACAATTGATTCCGGTGTAAGTTCAATGATAAAGTTTTTTACACTTTCTGGACGATAGCAACAGAAATACAATTTTTCAAGGCCTTCAATTACCGTGAAATAATGAATACATTGATAAACGTATTCTGATGGAACTTCTTGTTCAATAATTGCTTTTGTGTGTTTCGCTGCTGAAAGGCATTTAACTTCGGTTGCAACTTTCATATCAGAAGTAAGACCATCCGGAGAAATACCAAGAATTTCACATTGATCAGATTGAATAAAACCAAATTCATCAAACTTATATCCGGTGTATTGTTCAACGAATTGAATCGCTGAAGGTTCAAGGTCAATACCACGTTGCATTGCATCATTGATATAACTTTCTTCAAATGGATTTTCTTCCAAGTGTTCGGATAAAATTTTAAGGAAAAGTGTATCTGTTTTTTTAAATAGGCCTTCGGAAGTTGAACCGCCGATTTTACCCCATTTTACATCATGCCATTCAAGGCTTCTTTGTTTTACTTCGTAGATTTTCATTTGATTTCTTTTATATCGTTATCAAAAAGGATTGCGTTGATCTTTGTTTTTTGTTGCATTTCTTCGATTTTCTCGAATTGTTGATTCATAAAATCAAACCATGCATCCAGTTTTTCGAATTTACCATTGTGGTTTTGTTCATCTGGATTTTCTGTATTTAGGTTAAATATATCCATTATAGTATATGTGTTAAGATTGCAAAAATAATTGTTACGATGCTAACGGAAATCGATATAGCATACATTTGCGGAATTGTTAATTTGTTTTTCATGATATTACTTTATTAAATATGTTATTGTTAATGATATTATTGTTAAGATTAACCATCTTATAAGGAATACTTTTGTTTCTTTGCTCACAATCTACTTTTTAATTCTGTTAATATTGCTTTTTGTATTTTAATATTGTCTAAATAGTTAAATCTATAAAAGTCGCTTACATAACCGCTATTTAAGACTAATTCCTCAATCAATCTTTCTTGATGTAGTATGGCGCATTGAGTAGCATTATCTGTTTGCGTTTTTAAATCAAATATAAATGATTCATCTCCAGCAATTTCACTCTCAACATATTTTATAAACATATTTACCACCTCATCTGCCTTTTGTTTTATTTCTTTACTCATCTTTTAATAGTTTTTACCAGTTTCTTTCATTCGTGATACCTTAAAAGCACCTACTATCATTAAAGTATTTAAGATAGCAAATACTGAAATTATTACCGGAATAATTATGTTTCCTTCTTCCATTATTTATTGTTTTTCAATAGTTTTTTCAGTTATGGCTAATAATCTCCAACAACACTTAACGATATGCCTTGTCCCACATTCATCAAATTCAATACCTTTTGAATGGTCAACTAAATGACGTAACATTGCATCCAATTCATCACCGGATTTGCTACGATCCCAGGCCAATGGTTTATCCGGATTGTGTTGTTGTTGCCCAACATACGAACAATTTGAAACCTCCATTAACGCGTTAGGAAAGTATTTTAACAATCCAGAATACATTGGGTATGCTTTACGCGGATTTACCGGTATATCATGTGTTGTTGTAGGTTCTATTTCGTATGTAGAATCTAAGTTTTCTAAATATTTACTTACACTATCCATTATAACGTGTTTTTTAGTTTATCTTTAGTTGCTGCAATTACCGGATGCGCTTGTTCGTTTTTGGATAATGATTTCCAAATTTCTTGAAGTGTAACAATCGAATCAGCCGTTTGCAATTTTAGTTGTATTTTTTTAACGTTGATGGTGTGATCAATAAAAATCGTTTTCACACGAATTCCGCCGGTGATTTTACCCATCATTTTTACGGCTTCGTCAAAATACAATTCGATTTCAGTTCCGGACCAATTACCAATATTTCTTGATTCAACTGAACTAAGTTGTTTCAATATTTTTACGTTATTGGCAATGATACGTCTGTTTGTAGAATTAACCACCATCGGTTTTACGTCTTGTACAAACTCAATAATATACGCATCGGTTTTATTTCCAGATACGTTAACGTTCTTTTGATAATATGCATCTTTGATTGTAAGTTTACAATTACCCTGTTGTGCAATTATCATTTCCACATCAACACCAGCCAAGTGAGTTGATTTACGATACTTTAAACAATCGATATTAGTTTCTTTCATGGCTTAATTATAAGAATTTATTTGTGCTTTATTGTACCCTTCAAGATATGCGTTCTTGATTGCTTGATCAATTTCCTTTTGAAGTATTTCTATTTGGATTTCGATCCATGCGTTGTTCGATGCTTGACTATAATTTTTAATAATATCAAGCGTTGGAGTTTTTGATTTAATCATGATAAATATTTGTTTTTAAGTGAAATTAAAAGTTTGTCATTATCTGAAAGTTTCAGTTGTCGAAGGTCAATTGCAAGTTCTTCAGACCATTTGTCTGTAAGAAGTTGATTCATTTTTTGAATAATGATTTTTTTGTTCATGGTATTAAAATTAAATTATCGCATATCGGTTTCATAGCATTTATAACTACAATAACCAGATTCTTTAAGTTCTTTATCACAAACCGGACAATAAAAAGTTTCATCGTCGCGTTCAAGGTATTCATTAAGTTCGTTATCGAAATAATCGCCCATAGCGTTAAAATTAAAATTAAACATATACAAATATAATCAATATAATCGGAATAACATCAACTATAAGAAAATTTGATAATAAAAAAAATGTTATAGATTTAGTTTATAACCCTAAATCACCAAATGTTTCGTTATACCAATGGAAGAACGAATCAAAATCTTTAGCGATGTAATAAATACCACCAGCACGTGTAATTTGATGTTCGTAATTCTTTTGATCATCGGATTGCCTATCCTTACCAATTTTTACTTCTATTTTAACCGAACGACCTTGAATGGTTGCGGAAATATCCGCTGAACCTTTCGTTCCGGTGCCTTTTATCCATTTCTTTGAACCGATTCGATACGATTGGCCAAGAACGTTTGAAACGGTTTTAGTGTTATCAATCATTCGGCCCATTGTGTTGATACGTTCTGCCTGGCCGCCTTTAAAATTAACGAAATCAATAATACATTTCGTCAATCCGTTAGCGGTACGATCTGAATAAGACCGCACCGGAATTGCGTTTTTTGGGAAATTGGGATATCTTGCGGCCTTGTTTTCGTAGTCAAGTTGCTTTAGTATTTGTAATGGTTTCATATTAGAATAATTGTGTTTGTTTTACATCTTTACTTTTTACGATGTTCAATGCCGTTTCAAGTATCGTTCTGCCAGCTTCGTAGTCTACTAAATTTCGAGCAATTTTTGTTTTACTTTGTTCGCCTTTATACTTGCTAAAATCGTATTCGTGGAATTTACAAAGTCTTTGAAACTCTTTATTGCTATTACTTCCTTGCATTGAAAATTCTCTACTTATTTTATTAGGTAGTCTAAAGTTAGTCCAATACAAATGCCTTCCTCGTTTTTGTGGATTTAGCATCGGTTCATAGTATGGAATAACATTCTCAACACAATACTTTCCTTTAAAGTGGTGCTGTAAAAATATAATCTCTTGATAAAGTTTCATATCTGGATAAATTGGATTTTTACCATTTGCACCTACACTCCAAACCTCGCTCTACTATGAGTTGGGCAAGGTGGTGAAGTCCATATAAAGTCAAAATCTTGATAGTGATCTAATAAATATTGATGTGCATCGGCAACAATTACTTTATCATTAGGAAATCGTTCTTGATAAAGTTTAGCAAGTTCTTCGTCGTATTCAACTGCCGTTACTTCTAAATTATTCGCAACCTCATCCCATTTATATCTGTTTCCACCTAAACAAGCATAAAGATTTAGTATTTTGTATTTTTTCATATTTAAAAAGGTATTTCGTTATCTTCTGTTTTATTTTCATCTTGTAATTCGAACCAGCGACCACCTTGCGAAACTCCTTGATTGTATTTCAATCCTTTGAAGTTTGCGTATTTCTGTACCCAAATTGCAAAACGTTTTCTTGATAGCCACTTTTTGAAATCTTGATAATCTTCAACGAATTCGATATACTTTTGTTGTTTATTATTGTATTCGTTTCTTGGGAAATTATCACGTTCTTCAATCCATTCGTAAAATTCCATCGATGTTTCGGCGATAAATTTACGAAGTGAAATATTAACGGCATCTTGTTCAATCAATCCATGCTGAAGGTATTGCTGAATACAATATACCATGTAATTATCGAAGTTGTTGAATTCATCATCAGACCAATCATCGAACAATTGCCTTCCAAATTCATCGTATGGTGTTAATTCACCATTATAATATTGCGCCAATTCGATTTCGTGTCTTCTCCGGTTATGTGAATTTCCTTCACCCTTGATTGCGTAATTTGTTGTAATCAATATTTTCGGTGATTCTTCAACCGTTAGTTTTATCGCATCTTTGTTTTTACGTTCCAGCGTAATTCCTTCGGTGACTAAACTAAACTTATTTTCAAAGTTAAACGATTTCTGAACATCATCAAACACCAATATATTTGTGGTTGTTGATACCGTTTGATATGGAAATGATTTCCTATCGTCGAATGATTTACCATCCAAAATTGAAACCTTTCTAATTTGGCGAAGGCCTTGCACGAACAAACCCTTACCGGTTCCACCTTCCGGATTTTCAGATATTACTTCGTCATTAAGAATTACCGCCTTGTTATTCATCTTGTTTTTGTAATTACAAAGTAAATAACCAATCGTACATTCCATTGGTTCCGGCTTATTTGCTGAAATATTATTAATAAATCGTTTGTAATCGTTTTCTAAATCATTGGATTTTTTGAATTCGCGATCAATGATATTATTGTACCAAACAAACGCATTGACGTCAGCGTATTCCAATTTTCGAACCTCATCTTTAGTGATTTTCAAAATGCAATCATTAAATGTAAGATACGAAGTATCAACGGTATCTTTCAGCATTTGTAATTCAATGGTTTCTAACATCAATAAATAGTTTTCACCAAATATCATTTGATAAGAACTAACATACGACCAAACGTTAAATAATGATTTTTCAATCAGATATTGTAAAACGAAATCCTTTATTTTTTCAACTGAACTTTCAACAACGATATTCGAATTCACATGAACGAACGTTGGTTTTTGTGTTCCGTTCGGATAGTATTTTTTAAATCCTTTTTGTTCCAGAAAACGTTTATAATCGTAAGGAATCAATTTTACTTTTTCCTCACCTTTTTTATCTTTTTCGATATACCAAAATTGAATATCGTTATCTTCCTTTGATATTTCTTCTGCTTGTTTATCGGTGATGTTGTGTTTTTCAAGAACTTCTTTTTTAGGTATTGTTTTCAATTCATTACGAATTGTTTTCACCTTAGAATAATCTTCGAAATATTTTGAACCAGGTTGTCTTGATCCGTATGCACTTTTTATTGTGGTTCTAAATTCGTGTTGCTTGAAATCACCATGAATTACGTTATTCCATAACCAACCCTCGCAAGTTGATTGTTTTACACCATATTCACAAAACATTGATGCAACATCAAAAAGATATGCGTTTCGTTGGCCTTCGACGAATGATTTATTGAACTTGAATTTCATTATTCGTTCAATTATTTCCATTTCATCTGAAATAGGTAAAATTGGTTCACGTTCATAAACCGTATATCCTTCGTCAATTATTTTGGGATTGAATATTTCCGCATCGTAATTAACATAAATATTTTCATCAAATGATTCAAAACAAACACGATCCACGTTGTTCGTCACCTCATCAAGATATTTGAGTTGATGTTCCTTTTGGAATTGCTTATAAACCTTTGGATGCGTTTCTTTAGTAAGTTCATCAGAAACCTTTATAACTCCTTTGATCCCATTTCCGGATGGCGAAATAAACAAAAGGATAAAATGTTTATTCTGTTTCAATGCTTCCAATTCATTCAGCATTGTTTGTTTATCCGGATATTCATCAAAATCCAACACCATCAATCCGGAATGTTTCACTAATGCTTTTGAATTACGTTCAGTGAATTCACCAGCGAAAACAATCGAAGGTAATTGGCATTTTAGTTTTGAACGTCTTTCTTTATCTTTTTCGTTTCGTATCTTTTCAACGGTTTCTTTCGAAGAACCATTTTTTATGCGTTCAACGATTGTTTCCAGCCGAACGATATACGGAACGTCTTTCGATTTGAAAAGACTTCTAAAAATAGATAATTTAGTATCTTTCATAAAGTTAAAGTTTAATAAGGTTGATTAAATAATTCCGCCGAACGAATAATTGTATATCCTTCCGTTTTTGTTTTCGAAGTTGAAAACACATTCATCAACATCATTGAACTTAACTAAGATTTGCAACGGAACAGAAAAATCCGAAGTCAATTTTTTTGATAATAGCGTAAATGCTTTTTGATGTATTTGTTTTTGATTTAAACAATTCCGGTTGAAATCGTTTTGTTCGAATTCCCTATCGAATTCGCGTTTGTTTGTGATGTATAGTTTCATAAATTTAAAATTTGAAATGTTCCAAAAATACTAATTATTTCTCTTAAATAAAAGGAAAAGGTTGTTCAATGTATCGGCATCGCAATCGTTGATCATCAAGTTGATAATTTGAATCATTGTTTCTCTACTCATTCCATTGATATATACTTCTTTATTTTCGAATTGTTCGATTTGTAGTTTCAACGTTTTGTAGTCTTGTTTTAATTCCGGATCAAAATCTTTTTGTTCTTCAAATGTCCGGATTGCGTGCAACACCGATGAATGGTCTTTACTAAATATTTGAGCGATTTCCTGGAGTGAAAGACCGCATTTTTGACGAATAAAGAACATCGCCGATTGTCTGGCCGTATAAAATTCGCGTTTCCTTGATTTAGTGTTTTCCGTTGGATCTACTCCGTAATAATTTTTTACAATTGATAAAATTTCTTCTGAAAGGTTTTGTTTTGTTTTCATAATTTAAAGGTTGTCTGCCACAAATTTATGGCCTAATAAAGTTAAAATGTTTCTGTTGTTTTTTACACCGTTATACGAAAGATTGTATTCTTTAGCGTATTCGGATATTGTTTTAAGGTTTAGATAATTATTAACCAGTTCAATAATTTGAACCAAATCATCATCATTTAATTGATCGTTTTGCAAGCACTTATAAATATATTCGTGTATTTTGCTAACGTGGTGTTGATTTTTCGTGTTGTTCATTGTTTTGAATTGTGTTTAGTCATTGTTGTAAACAATGCTACAACTCGTCATCTGTATAGTCGTCTCGGTCTTGTAATATTTGTAACAATCTTTCAGGAGTAAGTACATACCCATCAAGCATTTCATCAGTTCCAAACTTTCCGCAGTCTGCCCAAAAGTCTATAACTATTTTACCATCCTCTTGCTTTATTTCGCAAGTAGTTTTTACGTCTTTAGGGTCTTTGTATAATAAGCTCATATCTTTTCAATTTAGTTATTTAATCCGCACAGCCTACAACAACACCTATACGCCATGCAAGTACAGGCGCATAGCCTAACCGTTATGTGCAATATTTTTTTTAAACTTTTTTTTCCCACGCTCCTCAGTTTTTTCAAAACTGTAAAAGGATTTGTTCGCAGTCATAATTAGTCTTTTCGTTACTCCATATTACCTCTGTACTTCGCTTCATACCTCCCCAATATTCTTTTAATGGGATAAATGGCATCCAATCTGCACCATCATTTTCACATACTATTATTTGTCCTAATCTTTCCTTGCACCATTCTCCAAGTTTTGGAAAGTCAATGTTCTTATTGCTATGCTTGTAATGTTCTCCACCTCTTTGATATGGTGGGTCAATAAACCAAGTTGCAGTTTCGTTTTTCAGTTCTGTATAGCATCCTAATTTTATCTCCCAATGTTTTATCTTCGGTAAAATATCCTTCGTTGTTTTTATCTTGTAAGCAACTTTTGTAGATGCTCTTTCAGTTACCATATTCCTTCCGCTTGTAGTTGCTTCCGAAACACAAAAAGATAAAAACAAACTTTCGCCTTCTGATAAATTAAAATCGGATATTTTTTCGCCTCTTTTCAATATCGGTAAATTATCAATATCTTTTTCGGTTGCTATTTGTAACCACTTCCAAAGTTTAACCAATGGCTCATACTTCTCAATAAGTAGTATATCCCTATCAAAATACTTTAAACTATATCTTGCACTTCCAGCAAATGGCTCAATAATCTTTGAGTATTTTGGTGGTGGGTATAAGTTCACGATTTTTGATTTGCTTCCGTAGTAACTAAACATAAAAAATCCCTCCCCAAAAAAAGTTTAAAAAAATTAAAGACACATAACACGTGCTATAAGCAATAGCGAGTTCTGTGCCATACAAAGGTTTCTGCTGTTTATTATCTTCTGTCATAAATTGAAAATTTTGTATTTTTTAATCCGCTACTGCTCATAGCACCATACGTTAGTAGTAATTGGTTTTTAAGTCAGTATTCTGTATAACCCATAACCAAATCCTGTTATAGCACTAAACGTAGAGTATATTGTCCAAATATCATCAGTCCATAATTCTATATTCCAAATACCTGTAAATAACCCTACAATTGCATACCATAAAACAAACCAACATACTACTAACAGCAAATAAAAAATATGCTTTAGCGTTCTTGTAAGTTCGTATTTTATTTCCCAAATTAAATCTTTCATAATATTATATTTTTATTTATTAATTCGCACATTTATTATCTGCAGAACGTTGGCAGTAATTAGGCTTCCCTAACGCCAACCAAGTGACACCTACCATCTCTGCCTAAATATTCGTTTCGTTCTTTTACTAAGTAATAAGCTTCTTCTTTAGCGTGTTCTAAGTCACTTGCTTTTATTACTTCTTCATAAATTGATTTCACACCATCAGAGTAGTTTTCTTTTGTTATAATTAAATAACTACTGCCAACACCAAATAAATTTAATAGCTTGGTTTCAGCCTCTTTCATTGTTATCTCCTTGTTCACAAAGGCATCTAATACCTTATTAATTTCTTTTTGTTTCATCGTTACTAAAATTTATTCTTGTCCGTTGTAGGCAATTAAAAAAGGCGTCCTTGTGTATTTGGTATGTAAGTTGCATCATATCTTTGGTTCTCGCCTTTTGGGTAACTACAAATTTTATATTTTAAGCATTTACGCCAGTATTTTTTTTGCTTTTTACTTCCAGTAAAGTTTATGTAACGGTGTTTGCTACTTCTAAACTTTCTATTTTTTTTGTAATCTGTATTTTTATCATAATGCCTACTATGTGTTCCATCCTCACTACCTATATCAGTTCTTTCTTTACTTGCACCAGTATAAAGCCAATTTGTAGCTTGATAAATGTAGCCATTATGGCTTTGTGCTTTATCAGCATAAGACACTATTATTAATGGTGGTAATTGCTTTAAACTTTGGCTTACAAAAAAAGAAAGTGCATTTTTAGGAAGTCCATCATTTACACAAAGTCTATTTAATTCATATACAAATTCTCTATTTTCAACACCACAAACACCATCACATAAACTTGGAGAGGCAGGTTTTCCATAAGTAACAACACCTTGCAAAAGGTTGTTTTCGTCATATAAACCAAAAGCAAAAGAAATACTTGGTATTCGTTTCGCATAATGTTTGTGCATTAACCAATCATAAGTTTGGTAACTATCTATTTTTAAAATATAAAATTTATCTTTCATTATAGCTAATTGCCCTTATAAACAGTTTCCCACCACCATTGGTCAAATTCCTTTTCATCCATCTGTTGTGCTTGTTGTCTAATGTAATCGCTTTCGGGCAACCTATCCATAACAACAGATATAGCAAATTGCTCTTTTACGCTGTTTAATTTAGTTAGTAAACTTTTTTCTTCTTCTTTGTTAATTACACCATAATTCCTAAGCGTTAGTATTTCATTTCTAAGTTCTTGTAATTCTTTCATTTTTTATTAATTTAAGTTCATAATTTACGCAACTTGCCATATCTGTATAACGTTACAAATTCCACCCTTCCTTCATGAACCAATCATCCGGTTGATGAAAATCAATTAAACTATTTATTAAATCTTCCGCAACTGGCGAATTGGTGTTTATAATGAATTCGCGTGTTTTTCCGTTTGTTTTTAATACAAGTGTTTCCATTCTATATTAAAATGCTAAAGAAGAAAATTAAACACACAAAAAAAACACCAACTAAAACAGACAAAACCAAAAAAGCAATAAGGTTTTTAATTAGTTCAAATCTATCTTGATCCATAACTATTTGGATTTATGCGTAAAATAACAAACTTGACTGCAAAATTCGTCGTCTTTTATTAATTTATTGCAAATTAAACATTCTATTTGATCATCATTATAAAGATGCTCTAATAATTCATTATTGAATTTTTCCATTTTATTGAAATTAAAATTAAACATATACAAATATAACAAAATATTTGTTTATAAAACATTACTTGTAAAAATATTTTTTAGTTTCTGTTTCCGTTCCGTTAAATGTTTCCAAAACAAAACCCCTTCTTCCGAATTTGTAATTGTTTTTGATCCAATTCGAAGATGGTGAAAACGCTGGATAATTATAATAAAAGAAATCATCTGAAGTACATTCATCAAACAACGATTGATGCGAATCACCTTTTTTGAATACAACTAAATCTGAATTCTTGTAAATATCATTTCGTTTGCAGTATTGGTCTATTTTCTCAATATCTTGTGGTTTTGGCTGAACACTAAAACCAAATTTCAACGCTTTATCATCTTTTCCATGCGTAATGATAAAGGCGATTTTACCAACGTAATAATGATTTAAAAACTTTCGGTGATTGACAACCTTAACATTGCTATATCTTTGCTTAGAAATCATCTTTACCGCACTATTTACGAAATAACCGAACGAACCGGAATGGTTATCGTTGCAGATATTATTAACGATAATTTTTTTGTATTTCGTGCAAAGGTTATCCAAAACATAAAGTTTAAATTGAATCGCCAAATCAAACATTTCTTCGTTGGTCATGTTTTGCGGTAATTCATGGCCCCCACGTGTTGTTTTACCATCAAAACCATCAAGCAAATCGCCAAGATCATCGATAACCAATGTATTTGATTTCTGGAAGTTCAATGTTTTCTGAATCATTATTTTCGCTTGATTCATCAACACCTCACCATTCCATTCACATTTGTACATGGTGTTTTTATATTTATCGGTATCCATTCCTATATGTACATCGGTGAACGTAAGCGTATCAAAATCGTTTTTTAATGATTTATCGGCCTTAATATTATCGAATAAACTAACTGAATATTTTTTTACGACTTCTTCAAACGCTTCGTAATTTACCTTTTCAACCTCACCTGGTGCATATTGAACCCATTCTTGGCCGGTTGTTGGTGATTTAGATATTTTGATAATCTTAAATCCATCCGGAATCTCTGTTAATGGTGCTTCAAGTTTTTCAGTTGTCGATGTTATTTCGCCGTGTTTATCGAGTTTTCGTATTTTTTCAACGAATCGCCGATCATCTTGCTTAAATCGATGCTCTAAAACTTTGAGCCATTGTTTGTGTGTAATTGAATAACGTGTTTGGTTTCGACCATTTTCGGCCTTTTTTGGTTGGATGTTTAAAAGACTTGCTTCTTCTGGAAACAATCTTTTACGCATTTTTTTTTCCATTAAGTATAAAATTAAAATTTCGGCTAAATATACAAAATTTTATTTAAACCTTAATAATAAAACATTTAACCCTATTGAAATCAACAAAATAACAATTACAGAAACCGGAGTTCTGTATCTTATTACTTCCTTTGTTTTTACAATTGTATCGGATTTGAAATTACTTTTAAATTCTTCAACTTTAGAATTAACCAGCGAATCAATATCAACTTGAACTTGCAGATTTCCTTTATCATTTGTTACAACAACTTTGGCCTTATCGTTGTTTATAACGCGCTCAAAATCCTTTAAATTACCAAGTGAATCACAAGGTTCTTCGATTGTAATTGTATCTTTAATTTGTTGCGTTACCGTTCTGGTGACGTTTTTTATTATTGTATCACGAACTATTTTATTCCTATATTCCGTAATGGTTTTTTTAGCCACACAAGAATTAAAAAAAAATGCACCTAAAATAAGGTAAAATAAAAATTTTATTGCTTTTTTCATATTATTTGATATTATTCCATCTTGCTTTTTTTCCACGTATATCGTAATGAACAAACGTATTGTAAACACCCAACCCACCTTCAATAATATCACCGCGTTTTATAAGGTATTTGATTATAAAGTACATTTCAATTGGTGTTGTTTCGTTTACTTGCAAATCACCGGCCAAACCTTTCGTATGTTTACTGCCTAAAACCCCACCAATATCGCGATTATGTGATTCACAACGATAACCGGAAGTTATTTTAATTGGTTTTTTGATATAGTCACGAATTATTTGGTGTTGTTGCGCAAGTTTCTTGATGTTCTTAAATACATCTTCCGGCATTTCGCATCCGCATTTACAATCGTATTCGTGTTTGCTAAAGTTCTTCGTTAGTTTCATTATTTATCAAAAAAACCCAATAATTTCAATACAAAACCACCTAAAGATGTAAGTATAAATAAACCAATGCTAACTTTACCAGCGGTTATTTTATTGTTTGTTTCCAATTGCAAAACCCTATCTTTCACATTTTCCAAATCTTCAATAACTCCTTTTTTTTTCGTTGCCGGATTTGTTTCTAACAAATCAATAATACGATCATTAAAGGCATCTTGCTTATTCATGTGAACGGATAATTTCATGGCAATTTCAAGTTGTTCGGTCGCCATTCGTTTTTGTTCGTTTCTAATTTCTTGTATTATTTGCTTATTTGTCTGCATCTTTTGAATAACGTGAAATAATTAAATCGACTAAACTTTTTGGCGATAAAATAAGTACAGACCAAACAACCGAAACGAATATTTCAGTTGAAAG